TAGTTTTGCCTGTGAATTAACTTCATTAGTAACTATTTCTACATTGTCTACCATCATCAAAAGATTATCCGTCCAGTCTTTATGAAGACCTGTGTAATCTCTTTTAATTCTATTTCTTATCTCTTCTATTACTTGCTCTGTTGTTATCATTACCCCTGCTCCTTTAAATTAATTTTTCTTACTCTAACCTTATGACCTTGCTCTATTAACCTGTTTCTTTTAATACTTAACTGGTATGGGCTACAGGTTGTCATAGCTAAAGCCCAAAACCCATTTTTCTCTAACCAAACATCTATGTGATATTTCATTATGCTACCCTGACTTTTTTTAAGCCTTCTTCTTTAGCAACTTTAGGAAATTTTATCCATAAGGTTTTGGCTATTTCTTTTTGAAATTCTTTCATGATTTTAGTTCCTGTACGACCTGCTAAAGAACTAACTGCAAAAGATTTATGAAGTATAGATATTAATTCTTGACTATTTTTTGTATCTAAGTCAATAGAATCTATTTTTGCTTTTAAGATTGTTTTATTTATCATTTTATTCTGTCCTGCTATTTAAAGCGTTTTATCAATTTATTAGAATATTGTAACACCAATATGGAATATATGTAGATTAATCTTGTTTTATTTCAATGTTTGCAAACATTCCTAAATCTGTATTTATTCTCTCTTTAGCAATCTCTATGTATTCTTTATTAAGTTCGCAAATAACAGAATTTCTGTTATTTCCTGATGCTAAAATACCAGTAGTTGCACTACCACCAAAAGGGTCTAATACAACTCCACCTTTTGTTTCATCATTTTTGCAATCACAACTTTTATTTAGATTATGACCAATAATTTTCTTTGAATCCATAGCGTCAGTTTTTAATTCAGTTTGCGTTAAACCTAAATCAATTTTATAAAATTCATTTGAAAAATCATCTATAAATTCTCTTACTTTGTTCCAGTCATCAATTGTAGGATATGCAAAACCTGAATTATCATATCTAAACCAATGTTCTAATTTTGATAATGGAATATCAGTATTTTTAGCTAGTTTTTTTGCACTTGTTTTTAATTTTAAAAAATCAACCAAAGCTGATTGTTTTGGTAGGTTATCTCTAACCTCTACTAATTTATCACCTCTGTTGGAATGTAAGCCTTGTCTATTTGCAGCTTCGGTTGCTTCATCATTGTATTTACCATGTGTGCGATTAGTAGTTTTAGTATTTGAGTCGTATTCAAATATAGGAGTATTAATATATGGCTCGTTACAATCCTTACATACTTTTTCAGGGCATCCTGCTAGAAGACATGGTTTTATTAACTCCATAGGAAATGTAGCAAAGTGAGAACCTTTAAATGGTTTAGTTGCAACAGTCCAAACAGAACGCTTGTTTTTATTTTCATAAATCATTTTTCTATTTCTAGTAAGTCCTGAAAACTGATTATCTGTATCTTTTGTTTTATCTAAATTTATTGGACTATCACCACCCCATCTTTCTCCCACAGCTTTTTCTTTTATCGCTTCATTATCAAAATAATATTTAGAACTCTTGCTAAGTAAAAATATATATTCATGTGCTTTGGTGCAACGATCTGTAACACTCTCAGGCATAGGGTTTGGTTTATGCCAAATAATATCTTGTCTTAAATACCAACCATCTTGTTGTAAAGCAAAAGCGACACGCCAAGGTATACCTACCAAATCTTTGTTTTTTAAACCAATTCCAGTTTTAGAAAAAACTCCTTCTCTTTTATTTCCATATCCTGCCCTACCATTATCTGATGCTCTTGAGCTATTACCTGCATAGCTGTCACCAAGATTTAACCACACAGTACCATCATCTCTTAAAACCCTTTTAACCTCTTTAAATACGTTTACTAGATTCTGTACAAATTCTTCAGGTGTTTCTTCAAGACCTAGTTGTTTTTCTTCTCCGTTATAGTCACGCAATCCCCAATAAGGTGGACTGGTTATACAAGTGTTTATACTGTTTTTTTCAAGTTGTTTTAGCGTCTCTAAACAATCACCTTGGAGTATTTTAATTGTTGATGTATTTGTCATTTTATAATCTCTGTTTTTAGTTTTAATATAATATCATATATCCAATATGGAATATATGTAGATTTATCTTATTTTTTTAAAAGGGTAAATCATCTTCTGAATCATCTATCCAGTTAGGATTTCCTTCATATAATTGTTTGGCATATTCTTGACCTGATGTTTCTTTCATACCGTAGTTCTTAAAGAACTCTTTTTCACTTCCAAATTTACTATGTAAGATCATGTGATGGTAAACACATAAAGGAATGACTTCAGAATCATTACTTTTAATGTTAAATCCTTTGTTACTAAACTTATCTATATTTGGTTTAAGTAAATGGTGAGCCTGAGAACGACCTGTAGAGTGACTATAATAATCAGCTCTAGATATCATACAAGGAAGTCCTCTGACCATAGCTAGATGTTTTAAATCTATCAACCTAGACATTTAGAAAGGAGCATCATCATCAAAAGCTGTTGTGACAGGTGGAAATACATCATCATCTGTTTCTTTCTTATATGGCTCTGAGAAATTAACACTTAGTACTTTTGTTTTTATCTCTTTACCTGTGTTCGCATCTTTGTAAACTCTATCTCTAAGCCAACCAGCAAATTTTTGTTGAACAGTTTTTCCTTGACCTAAATCAACAGTCACAGGACCTGACATGTCAGGTGCATTAGGATTCGCATTACCACTTTTTAAATATAAAAGACCGATAGATTGTAGTATTTCATATTTAGCTTCGCCTTTAAACTCAGTCTTAATGACACTGTAATACTTATCTTCATCTATTCTATCTCCATTTGGATTTTTTCTATCTACAACGTCCATGTGATGAATAGGTCCTTTCCATATAACCTTAGAGTTTCTCTCCATCCAAAAACTTCCCTGCTTATCTTTCTTTTCATATTCCATTCTATTCTCCTTTTAATATTAATTTGTACTCAAAGCCTTTGCCATTGAACATTCTTTTTTTTGTTATAACCTCACCAAATTTAGGTAGTTCATAAGCATCTCTGCAATGATCTTTCCTCATGTTTCTTATGGAAGCTGAGATTGTTGGCTCACCATAAAATTTACCTGTTTGCTCTTGTATACTTTTCTGTATTTGCCAAAACGATAACCACTTTTTTCTGAGATTAGCATTCCTTAAACAAAAATAAACACAGTCATCTAGGGTCAACTTACTCTTGGGCTTTCCTTCTAGGCTCTTAGGTGTGTTCATTATTCATCCTCGTATAAGCTAATGACCTTTTCCAGTTTAGTGTGATTGTCATCACCTCTATTGGTAGACTCTAAAGCTACTAGGATATTATCCCTGTTATTTGTATAGGCTTTCTTATGCAAGACATTAGAAGGGTCAGATAAGTTGTTATCAAGTCCTTTTATATATTTAGATACTGAGTCAACATGTATAACCTCACCACTGGTTTTTACAAAAGTAAATGCAGTTACAGGTTCATTCCAAGCATCTAAATAGTCATCAGTGTTTTCAGTGACTGGTTTTTCTACAACTGTTCTTTCACTTGCATCTTTCTTAGCATCAGGCAAGTCTTCTCCATAGACAGCAGAATTTTTATTAGAAAAAATATGATGTCCTAGACCGAACATAGCTATACATTTTACTAAACATCTCATTCTTGTATCTGAGATTTCTCTACTGGTTGGATTGCCAACACTATTATTTTTAAAGTCCATTACTGGTAAAAACATACTTCTTTCAAGATTACCAATTCTAACAATACAGTTACACATAACAGTTCCATTATTCTCATAGCTCTCAGGAAGGAACTCATAAGAAGCAAAAGGATATACTTTCATCAGCTCTAGCCAACAAACACCCCAACTCATATAAGTAAATTTACCTTTCTTATCTACATTTTTACATTCAATGCTTGATAAGGTTTTCCATACATCACGATAGTTCAATTCATTCATCATTTTATTCTCCATAGTTTCTTTGCTTGTTCAATACTACTTGCATCCCACATCCATGAGGATTCAAAATTTGGGTAAAATTGCTCAATTAAAGAGTTAATATCATTATTTTGTAAAAGGTTCATCATTGCTAATGCGACCCTGTACACCTCATTCAACCTCATATCTATATCATCACACTCTAAAGTTATAACCTCTGCTTTCGTTTTGGTTACATAAAGGTAATCGGCATAGGCAAAATTCTTTTCTAATGAAGTTGCGTAAATCGCGAGCTGCCTCTGCACTGGGGGAAGTAATGTTGATGGTCTTTTTGCAGTAGTCTTTATATCTCTAATGCAATCTTTATACTCCATATCAACAAAACCTATAATTGGAATTGGTAGATCGTCATATTGTAGTTCTACTCTTTCTTGATAGCTTACAGGCTCTCCTAATTTCTCATAGAAGGGTATACCTATCTCTAAGTACCTTTCTAAGTTGTTATATTCTGTATCTGCTTTCTCTTTATCAAAAACATTTCCTTGTTTCTTTTCGTAGTTCATTATCTTCTTGAACTCTTTTTGAGCTTCTAGTATAGAAGTCTTATTACCTATGCAATGATCTATAACTGTTCCTCTAACCATTGCAGGGTTAGTTGGTGATCTGTGTTTAGCCAAATACCTAACTATAAATAAAGGTACGTCTTGTATAAAGAGATTTATAGAACTAGCTGATAGATGTTCTATTCCGAAATGTTCAAAGGGGTTATTACTTATCATTTTATTTTTCCTGCTCATCTGAGCTGTTAATTTATTTTATTTAAAAACGCCTACTTTATATAAGCGTTTTTGTTTCAATTTAAAAACTCTTATTTCAAATAAGCGTTTTTGTTTACATGCCCTGCTCCATTTCTCATTACTAATCCACTAACTTGACCAGTAGTATTTTCTAGAGTTGCAATTATTTTAGCTAACTCAAAATTAATGTTGTTAAGCAAAATTTGTGATTCTAGTTCTGAAGTGATTTCAACTTTTTCAGCATCTCTTAAAACATGTCTTGCTATTTCTGATCTAAGATCAAGTCCACCAAACATGCTCGTTTCTACATCTGTACTAAAACCAACAAGATGTTTTAGAATCAACATCTTAGCTGCGTAGTTTACGTCTTTTATTTCATCATTATTTATTTTCATTTTATAACCTCATTTTATATTACATTTAAATTCAAACTACAGTATAATCCAGTTTGTATTTCAATGCAATAAATAATATATAAAAAGGAAAACGTATGAAATTGAAAGAATATCTAAATGAGAATAAATTAACACAAAACAAATTCTTAAATGAATTAGAAAAAGAGACTGGGCATGTATTATCACAAGGTGGTTTATCTAAATACATATTAGCTCAAAGAATTCCTAGCTTAGAGATCATGAGAGTCCTGAGAGACTTTACGAGTATTCATGGTAAGGGAAGAGTTGAACCAAATGACTTTTATCTTTAATCTATTTAAGCTCATTTGAAGAGCTACCCATCTGAAGATCATCATACCAGTTACTGCTATCTGACTTAGGAGTAACTTTTGCTATCTCCTGCATCTTGTAAGAGTCGTAGTCAAGATATCTTTTTTGGGTGAGCCAAGTAGTGCAGTGAGGAATAAACTTCTTGTCCATGCCTTTAGCCTGAATATCATTATTAAATCTATTTAACATCTCCAAAAGATTATCTTGTTGAATGGTCTTGATCGCTATTTTATATTTCACTTCTGCTTGATGCTTATTTTCTTTTCTTGGATAGGCTTCCCAAAAACTTTTAAAGTCATACATATTATCTTTAGTATTATCTTTAGTTTCTTCTTTAGTATTGGGTGGTGTGGGGACAAGGGGGATAGTGGTGTCCATGACACTAGGGGGGGGTTGCTGTAGACCTATAGGGGGGTTATCTGTAGACCTGATGGTCAAATAGTATCTGTTACTTGTGTTACCACCGTCAGGCTTAAATCTTTTTTCAATCCTTAGTAGACCTAACTCTTCAAACTCTTTGACTATCTTGGCTATATGCTTTGGGTCTTTGAGTCCAGCAAGTTTTGCTATATGGGAATAAGAAGGGTAACAACTATTCTGATCATCACAGTAGTTTGCCAAAAGAATTAGTATCAATCTCTTGGTCGGTGTTTGGTTTTCAAATTGAATCTTCAGGGCTTTGTTCAGACATTCTATGGACATAATTTACTCACTCTCTTTTTTATCTTGGGTTAGACAAGATACTTTTAATTAATATTAGTGTCAAGACAATTTGGAATACTAAGACCTTTTATAGTCTTCGTGTTCATGCAGTCTTTGTTCTATTGCTTCTAATAAAACAACTTCAACTTCTTTCCAACTGTATAAGTCTATACTGTGTTCAAATCCATTTATGTTTACAAACTTATTTCCATAGTATTCGTATTCAGCAACATCATAATAATTCGCTGTCATTGACTGGTCAGGATATAACCACTGATCTAAAATTTTTCTCACTCGTTGTTTAGCCGACACTCGCTTCTTAACATTCCTAACTGGAACAGGTAAAGGGTCAGTACAAACATCTGCAAATGGTTTGAGTCTCTTACTTAACTTCTTCTTAGATAGAGTTTTTTCAAAATCAAGGAAGTCAACATTTGCATTATTCAAACTCTTTACCAAATCTTTTATTGATGGTTGTTCAGGATGAAGATGATGCAGAAGCAAACAATAGTTAGAAACGAATGTGCCATTGTGACTATCGTTAGAAAGGCAGTGTGCAAATTCATGGATAACAACTGAATAAGACCTTCCCCATTCATTGCGTATTAGAATGTCGTTTTGATTAAACGCCCAACAACTTCCATGACCATTTTTAAATCTGAGTTTTACCCTTCTTCCATAAATCTTATTCAGTCTTTTAATGACTGCCTGACATTCTTCTTGAGTAAGGTAACTTCTTTTAATCATCCATGACTGAGAATCTTCCCAGTCATAAACCTTTTGTTTCTGAACATCTCTAGTTCTTGAAAATCTGTTTCTTCCTCTCATGCAACACTCCTATTCAGGTTAGACAAAACCTCCAATACTTTGAAGGTCTTGCATGATTGAATTTCGTCCCACTTACTTCTTTTAATTTTCGTCCAGTGGTTCTCTCTGTATGTACTCAGAAAAGAAGGTCTGATCTTGACCCACTTATAACCTATGACACCAATCTCAAAACCATGATATCCATGAGACAATCTATTTGCTATCTGTGGGTTGTTATAAAACATAACAATAAATCTAGGTTTCTTTGCATCCTTGTGTAATGGCAATGCCTTCCATTTCATTTTCTTTTTCTTCGTCATTTTCATTTAATTCTCCTTTTTCATTTTATTAAAAATTCTTCGCTACATACACATTATATCACATATTACGATTTGGGTGTAATTTATTTTTCTCTATATTCTAGGATTTAGTAGATTTAGATATCCATCCACTGCCAACTAGTGATATTGGATTTGTTTTCTCCAGTGTAGTTCACAGATATATATTTTTCTTTCTTAGCAGACTTTTTAGATTTCTTGATAAGGTCTTGTTCAAGCTCACACAATTCTTTGTAGCTGATGTCATCATACTTGTGCGTAATTTCTTTTGTGAAAATTTCCTTTCCGTAAATTCTTTTGTAGTGATAAATGATAAGGGAAGAACCAAAGTAATTTGGATTGCACTTAGTATCTAATCCTATGTATACGAATCTCTTTTTATCTATGGTGAAAGTAATCTTGTAAATCTCAGCATTCTGTATATTTTTTGAAGTATCTAATTCCATGTTTTCTTTTTTTTGATGTGATAGTAAGTATATATGTATAGATAACAGAGAAGATATCTTTTCAAAATATTTACGGATTGGAATTATTTATGATAATATCTGATAACTCATGACTAAATCAAGCACTAAAACTAAATTAACAGAAGATTTAAAAACGATTGTTAAGACAGAGTTTGTACAAGGAGTTGAATTAGATTCAGGTGAGAGACAGCATTTTACGATAGAGGATTTAATCAAAAAACATAATCTTGCTTCAGCTACTCTATACAGAGCTGCAAGATCAGAAGGGTGGAAAACACTTAGAGAACAATATAATCAAGAGCTACAAGAGAAGCTCAATCAAATTAGAAGTACAAAAGTAGCAAAAGAATCTACTAAATGGGATGACACAATATTAGATTCTGCAAAAGAACTTCAACAACAGGCAATGTATTATTTAGAATTAAACAAAAGAGCAATGGATGCACAAGCTAAACCATTTCCCCCTAGTCAATTCCTTGCAATAACTAACGCCTTTTTAGTTGCACAAAAACTAGGTAAAATTGCATTAGGCGAGATAACAGAGAATATAAATGTCAACACCACTATCAAAGAAGCAGACGCATTCAGATCAGTTATGGAACTACTGGACTCAGTTAAAACAGAACGCATTAACAGCGACAGCGAATCATTACACTGATTGGCTAAAAACTGCTCGTAAAAAACAACTAAGCCCTGAAGAGGATTATTACATTTGGCTTATCCTTGCTGGAAGAGGATGGGGTAAGACAAGAACAGGTGCAGAAGATATAGCTTTATATGCTATGCGTAACCCTAATGTTAATTGTGCTGTTGTAGCTCCGACTCATGGAGACCTCAGAAGAGTTTGCTTTGGTGGTAATAGTGGATTGCTAAGTGTCATACCTTCAGATTGCTTTTTAAAATCTAATGACCAAAAAGGATATTCATCAAGTGTATCTGAGATTAGATTATATAATGGTTCAAAGATAACAGGGTTTGCTGCACAAGAACCTGAAAGACTTAGAGGACCTCAGTTCCACAGAGCTTGGTGTGATGAAGTAGCATCATGGAGATATCCTGAAGCCTTTGACCAGCTTATGTTTGGATTAAGGTTAGGTGACAACCCTCAGTGCGTTATAACAACGACTCCGAAACCAAATAAACTTATAAAAGACTTAGTAGCTAGAAAAGACTGTTATGTCACTAGTGGCTCAACATTTGAGAACGAAGCTAACTTAGCTGCTTCTGCATTGAAGATGTTAAAAGAAAAGTATGAAGGAACTAACTTAGGTCGGCAGGAACTCTATGCAGAAATTATAGATGCTTATGAAGGAGCTTTATGGAAGCCTGAATTAATAGAGGATTCTAGAGTGCAAGATAAACCAACTATGACACGAATCATTGTAGCTATTGACCCTGCTGTTACTAATAACCCTGATAGTGATGAGACTGGTATAGTGGTAGTTGGCAAAGATGCTAATAATGAGTACTATGTGTTAGATGATGTATCAGGAAAGTATTCTCCTGATGCGTGGGCGAGAAAGGCTATCAACTCCTATTATGATTTTGAAGCTGATCTTATTGTTGCAGAGGTTAATAATGGTGGTGACTTAGTAGAAAAAATGCTTAGAAATATTGACCATAATGTATCTTATAGAAGTGTTAGAGCTACTCGTGGTAAGATATTAAGAGCAGAGCCTGTGGCAGCTCTCTATATACAAAAAAGGGTTCACCATTTAGGTGTATATCCACAGTTGGAAGAACAGATGTGTAGCTATACAGGAGAAGCTAATAGTGGCTCACCTGATAGACTTGATGCCTTAGTATGGGCTATTACTGAATTAAGCAAGTCACAAGGACAAGTAAACTGGAGAATTAGCTAATGGCACAACGAACAATATTTGAAAGACTTTTTAATACAAAGACTGCAGAAACAAAAAACTCAAACATGATGGGTTACTTTGGTGTTGGCACTGAAGAAGCAAAAGTATATACCTATCAACAATTAGCAAAAGAAGGTTATCTAAAAAACGCTATTGT